AGTCATTAATCAGCGTAGGTAAGCCCGGGACAGTTCCCGGTAAACTGCCACGTGCTCCCCCCCAGGGACCTGAGGCTCGTCACCTCATAGGAAAAGGGGGAGTCAAGGGCGATACGTCAGTACGTGAGTGCCCGTGCTGCGGTACGAAACTCACACCGCGATCAGCTTTAGTGCTACGAGACGCGTTATAAAATGTGGTGTCATGACGTAGCCACTCTCGCACTCCACCATGTCATTCTTATGGTGGAATTAGTGAATAGAATGCCAGCATCCAAATCCAAGAATACCAAAAACAACAAACGTTCTAAGAAGAACACCAAAGGTGGCGCCAATTCGGTCATACGTGAGATGATCGCCCTCGCCATCGCCAACAACAACCCTACCAAGCGACCCATTCTGAAAGGGCCAACTGTCAGCAAGACCAAGACCACCAAGTTAGTGCCGCGTCTCAAACGAGATCTGCCTCTATCTGAGTGTGCCGCCAGGTACTTGTTAGCTTCGGTTGACCCTTTCAATCCGGAAGCTAATGGTTCATGCATTCCTATTGCTAACAACAGGTCCACGCTAAAAGCACGTAGCATTCTTAGAGTGTCTATGGGCGCTGGGACTAAGGGCTACGGTTTCGTTCAGTTTGCACCCTGTGTTGCTAACGATTACCCGGCTTTGTTCTATACGAACGGAACTTACACCGGCGACTCCGTCGATACGAACCCTTTATTTATAACCGGTTCGTTAGCGGGCGGAATTAACGCTGCCACGGTTTCGAACTTACCGTTCAAATCCACTGCCCTTATATCAAACTCCCCGGAGTTTGCTTCTCCGACTGTGTACGGACGCGTAGTCTCAGTCGGCATTCGTATAACCTACACCGGTGCTCTCTCCGCTACTGCGGGAGTGTATCTTTGGCAGGTTCATCCGACTCATGCCAACATGACTGCGGTTAGTTTCGCTACCATGTACGGAGACATGCTTACCGGCGTCCGCCGCATTGATGACCGAACCTTGGAGTTGACCATCAATGTGAAGGACGAATCTGAAGCCCAGTTCAACAGAACTGGTGAGATCACAGATACCTCTACAGGACAATCCAATATCCTGGAGAGTCCTAGTCTATTCCCCATGTCCAATGGTCAGGTTCTCCAATCTACTGGGCTACCTACAACTCAGACGCTGATCGGCGGCACACCCCTTATCATACGAGTGGGTGGTTGTGCCGCTGGTGCGTCTTTTGATGTTCAGGTTGTTCAACATGTTGAGTACATGGGCATCGACGCCAACTATGGCTGCACGCCGTCTGAGATTGACACCCCAGGGTTCTCAGCGGCTCAGGATGTCATAGAAAGCTCGAGGTCTAGGCAACTTGTGACCCCAGAAAAGCCCTTGGTTGAACATGTCATGTCGGCTGTTGCCGACGTCGGTTCTATGCTTGCTAAATCGGCTCTCAAACAGGGAGTCTCCTGGCTGTCAAGCCATCTTAGCAAACCCAAGGCTTCGCTTCTCCTAATGGATGGCTGAGTTCTACGAGGTTATTAATCTCGTTGCTAGTGTTTTAACGCTTTTATCCATGGTTATTAATATAACCATTGCTATTAAGCATTATTGTCACTTGATGCACCTCAGCCAATATATTCTGCCGGCCCCGTTGAATCGGGGAAAAGTCTTGGTTTCCCGTCCAAGCATGGGGTCCGAGCCTCCGGCCCTTATCAACCCGGATTTGATTCCGGTGAGCCCTGGCGAGGGTTACAGCTAGTCGTTGTCAATACTTGACCGCGCACCTTAGCCTAAGGTTTAGGTTAGCTACGGCGCTGTGTTGGTATCGGACACTACCGCACGGTAAATCCTAGTAAGCTAGTGAGCCCGTTCTCTCCGGGTTATGAGAGGGGTGTTGCGCCCATCTTTCCGTGGTATCTACCACGTGAGCCGGTTCGGACTCCCGGTTATCGACGCCCGCCACGCCAATTGGTTCGTGAAGAGAGGAGCAGTCTCTTTAAACTGCAGATTGGTGAGATACTTGGGTCCTTTTCGTTAATGAATTAGAGGGTTCCGCCCACATTGCACCGCTGGTATACCAACGACGGAGGACGGTGGCCCCGCACGTCGTTGCCAGAAAACATTGCACCAAGTGAACCTTGATAATGTACACTCTTATGGAGAATTGGCCAACGGTTGGTAGACCGGGCGAAAACACTACCACTGGCTTGATAGCACCAGTCAACAACTATCCGGGAAATACTGCAAACTCGTCAGCAGGACCACGCGGAGGGACGTCTATCCCCAACAAGCCAGGACCGCCAGCGCCGCATAACGCTGGGAAAAAGCCAGGTGTGGTCAAGCCGATTAACTTGACTAGCAAACCCACCAATGGTGGTGCCCAAAAGCAGAAGTACGGTAAGCATCAGCATGATGCTCATGTTAGATCAATGCGTGAAGCAGCTAACCACCGTAACAAGGCTGGAGGGTCGAACAAAAAGGGCATGAAACAAGGAGCCAAACGAGAGAACCCCAATCTCAAGAATGGCACACCGGCTTCTGCTCAAGCGAGTAATAATGAGGAAATAGATGAGCAACTCATGGCGGCCGAAGAAGGTCGCCTCGCAAGCTATAGGTATGAACCTGAAGACCCGGAGGAGAAGGAGGACTACCCTTCCGACCCTCCTGCCGAACCACCGAAGTCAGGTAACAAACCTGATCGCCCCGCTACTGGGGAAAGTGCGTCTTTCAGTATAGAGAAATTAGGTGTTGAAATCGATCACTACGAATTGCACTACGAAACAAAGACCGCTATTGGTCCGCGTAAGTGCACCAAATTCGTTCGCATTTTCATCGCCATTGTCTCCTATTTAGGCATAGCCCTCGGGCTCGAAGTGTCCACGCCCGTTTCATTGTCGGGTGTCGTGGCTCCAGAGCATATGGCCTTTAAGGAAGCAATTCTCCTGTCTTTTGGCGTTATGTTGCTCCTGTACATCTTATTAGAGTTGTGCAGGGGTGGCGGCAAGTTCCAGTTCAAACCTATCAACCTATTCTCTAGGATCTACCGAGCAAACCTGTCCCACCAACAGGAAGAGACGCGAGCGGATTATGAGTTTGTGGATCATGAGTTCACACACACTCAGACCATCACTTATGATGTTCCGCTCTATCGCGCCCTAATGCACGAGAGACCCGGTCAAGACGCACGCGACCACACCATCAAATATTTATTGGCGGTGTGCAAGCAGCTGATTGAGCCTGACGAGTTCATATCTCATGTACCGTACCCAGGCCATCAGCACAATCTTGTCCACGACACCTGCAGGGTGGTGTACCAGCAACTACTTGCTGACGCCATGAGGGATAAACACCTCGGTCGTATGGACAAGGTGCGCTTGCCCAAGGCATAGGGAACGGCCAGCATCGTGCATGGGATCACACGATGTGGGCCTTTTAGGTTGATCCCCTCTGTGTGCTTAGCATTTAAACCCGTTGATGTGTACTCGGATCGGTTCCTGTACACTCATTACAACGGAGTTAGGTGCTTCATGACAGGGCTTAGGAAATGGTTACCACCCGGGGTTGAGGATGGCGGCGATAAAAGTTTGTTTTATATCAGCAAACCTGATGATAAGATAGACAGGACTTACCGCACAATCTTTGGCCCCGCTGCTTCGTTTGATGGTATCATCTATTCGAAGTGCAACCATAATATATCGCTAGCCACAAACAGGCTGACGGTAGATCCTGACCCAAACCAAGTTCTAGCTCACAATCAGACAACGATATTCCGCAAACAGCCCCGTTGGTTGCGACGCGCGTTGTCAGCACACAGAGAACAAACAAAGCGAGAATTACCCTTTGAGGAGCACGATTGGTACCGTGAAATCTTCTTATATGCGGACTTACCGCATCCCAAGCGCAAACTGCGCCTTCAAGCTGCTCTTGACATTGAGCAGAACAATATGTTTTGCATGGACACACGCACCTTGTCTAAGGTTGCGCGTCGCAAGCGAAACCAGTTCGTCATCACATTGATGAAAGCTAGCAAGGGGAAGATGAAACTCTTCGAATGGGCAAAGCCCGGTAAGTATCCTAGGTTGATAGTCGATATGACTGTCCCCGCCTCCCTTTTATGCGGGTTCCTCATGGAAAAACTGAAAGGTGCTATGGCCTCTTGTGACTACAAAGACGTGGAGTTCGTAAAGTCAGCAGATATTGACACGCTGACTCGCGTTTTCCAGGATCTTGGGTCCAGGCCATGTGCGAAAGTGTTTAGCGACGACTCATGTTTCTCTATCATGACAGACAGAGGGTTGGAATACGCTAACATGGATGCTAGCACTATGGACGCTTCGCCGGGCGTGGGGGCATTTGAGGCCATTAACACCATGGCGCCACCTGTTGTATGGGATTTGCTGCATGGGCTGATCATGCAGTTGACTCGTCCTATGCATATCCTGGACAGCTCCGGGAAGACGGCGTTCGTGTTGAAGGCTAATAAGAGTTCAAAGTACTACATGAGTCTCAAATCAGGAAGTGGCTTAACCACTTACACTAACACTTTCTTGTGTAAACTATTTCATACTAGACTCCGTGACATTAATTTCATGGGTAAGACTAGGGATGAGATAGATATCATAGTGAAAGACGTGGCCGAATCACTCGGACTGAACATGAAGATACAGTGGTGCAACTCGTACCAACAGCTCCAATTCCTTAAACATTCTCCTAATTCGGAAGGGAAGGCATGGCTCAATTGGGGAACCATGCTGCGCACCATTGGTGTCGCAAAAGGAGATATACCTATTCGCGGCAAAAACCTCCGCGAACGAGCTTATAAGTTCAATTCCGCACTAGTCAAAGGCTTTCAGCACGCTGGAGACTCCTCTCTGTACCGTCTATTGGCTGAAAAGTACGACGCGAAAGGGGTTAGTGCGTATTATGCTAACTATATGCTTGAAGAGGTTGGGAAGGGAAAAGACGTCAGTGTTGAGGTGACTGACGAAGACGTGTGCCTACGGTATGGACTTGCAGACTATGAGTTGTGGGAGCTCTTAGATCTCTACGCCGAGGCTGGATTCGGGGACGTGGTGCGCTGTACAGCGCTTGACAAGATAATGGAACTTGACTACGGCTACCCCGCTCCAAGCACGCACCGCCTTCCTTAGGGC